TGATGGAAGTACTGTGAGCAGAAGTGTTTATCAAAGCTTATTTAAAGTTATCGGTACGACTTATGGGGCAGGTAATTCAAATACTACGTTTACGTTACCTGATATTAGAGGCAGATGCCCTATGGGCGTGGGGTCCGGCCCTAGCCTAACCACAAGAGCTTTAGCAGCAACTGCTGGTGCAGAAACTGCTACGCTGGCTATAACTAATTTACCTTCTCATACTCATACAGCTACAATAGGAACGGATAGCCCTACTCATTCGCACACAAGCAACACCGTTACTGGAGCGTCTGCTAACCATCAACATTATTTTAGTCATACTGCCGGCACATCGGGTTCGTATGGCTTGTTTGACTCAGGTACGGCTAGTAGCTCGGGCCAGCCTAGTACTGGCGGCATTCAACAGAACCATACTCATTCTACCACCACAGGAACTGAAAGCGCTAATCATACGCATACATTTACAAACTCTAATACGCCTGCAACAGCTGCAACTGCGTTTGGAATTATGCCGCCAGCAATAGTTATTAATTTTATTATAAAAATATAGGTGAGCAATTGGCTGGATCTTTTAACTATAGCACGGTACCAACAAACGCTCCTAAAGGTAGTGCGTTTCAAGGCTTAACGGCATCTGTCACCCCAGCAGGTATCATAAGGGGCTTCTCCGGCTCGACAATCCCTAGTGGTTGGCTTGTCTGCGACGGAAGCACTATAAACAGAATGGCATTTAGCAATTTGTTTAAAGTTATTGGTACTACCTTTGGTGCTGGTAATTCTAATAACACCTTCACACTGCCTGACATGAGGGGTAGATTACCTATAGGTGCTGGGACGGGCACTTCTTTAACCGCTAGAACATTGGGTTCTACTTTAGGAGCAGAAACAGTAACATTAGCTGAAGCCAATATGGCCTCTCATACTCACACCAACAACTCAGCCACGGCAACTCAAAGCGCTACTCACACGCATACTGCTACAAGTGGTACGGTATCAGCTGATCATACTCATGGTTGGGGCAGAAACGTGGGATCATTTGGCTCCTATGGCTTAAGGGACGGTGCTAACAGAAGTGCTAATGGGACACCAAATACGCAGGGAGCCACAGCCGGGCATACACATACTACGACTACTGGAACAGAAAGCGCAACTCATACACATTCTTTTTCTAATTCTTATACCGGAGGTGGGACTCCATTTGGTATTATTCCACCAGCGTTAGTTTTTAATTTCATTATTAAAACATAGGAGAAAAGTATGTTAAGTTTAAGTATTATTTTAACAAATAGGATAGATGCCTCAGGAGTAGCAACAGAGGACATCTATAACATTAGCCTAATTAAAACAAATTCAGATGGTGTTACAAGAAATGTAACTATGCCTGTTTTACCCACTTCAGAGACTGGTAGGTTTATATCTAATCTTGCAGAGCAAGCTTGGAACTACGTACCTTCAGCCCCTCCAGATGCTCTTTCTCAGGCAAAGGCTTGGTTATTACAAAATGTAGATAGTGACTGGGCGGTTTTAGAAAAAACAGGATGGGACTCTGGTAAAGGATATCATCTGGGTATTACTCCTTCTGATGTTGCCCTTATTGTAGGGGTGTTTTCCCTTGCAAGAGAGGCATCAGCGATGGGCCTGCCTATACCAGGATTAATCAGTATGGAAGGTAATGAAATTGAATTTGAAACCATACAAGATATGACTGTATTGCTCATGTACTATGGTAAGGCTAGATCTGATATGGCTAAAGAGTTTGCTGCTAGACGCAAGACAATACAAGATGCTACTATGATTGAAGAATTACACGTACCTCCCGCAATTTAAGGGGATAAGCTATGCCAGAAGAAGAACCAGTTTGTGATTGCGAAGAAGGTGAGCCACCAGATGCAGACCCCGGCTGTTGCGGCGCTGATACATGTGAAGAAAACGAAACATGCTGCAACGAAACCACCTGCGTTCTAACCTCGACGTTTCAAACAGATACGAATAATTGCGGTGGGTGCGATATCGTATGCGATCCAGGCGAGACCTGCGTGGACGGAGCATGCACGAGTGAAAACTTAGGGTGCTGTCAAACTTATACATGCACTGAGAGCGGGTGGGTGCTTACCAGCAGAGTGACAACTTCAGTAAACTGTTCAACTGGAAGCTCAAGTTGCTGCGATCCTGGAAACGTAACCTGCGTTGGTGCCGAGTATAAAGTTTGGAACGGCTCAGGGCCATGCCCTGGGTGCTGTTATGATTATATATGTGACGGGGAAGGCATGTTAACGTTTACTGGAAAGAGCCCAGCCGCTAGCTCTGCGTGTGAAGATTCTTATTGTTACTATAATTGTTACGGCGATTTAGCGTGTCGAGGCCAGACCAGCAACCTATACTATCCTGAGGAGACGTGCCCATCCGCTCTAGGAGCTCCATTAAATAAAGAAATAGTTGTGTCGGATACACCTTGCGTAGACGGAGAATGTGAAGAGCACGTAGCCACTTGGATGGCGGAGCCTATAGGCGAGCCCAATGAAGACGGCCTTTACAAAGTTAAATGGATATTGTTAGATGACTGCCCTGGAGTGTGCTGTAGTGATCAGCCTACGCAGCCTGAGTTTGTAAAGACATCGACACTTGTTGACGCACCTTGTAAGTGCGGCTGTAACTAAGGACCTACGATGAACAGTAAATACTTGATGTTAGATGACAAGGTCGTGTTTGGTCTGCTCAAAGATAATAAAATTATAGAGCAGTTTCCTAGCATAAAAGCAGCTCTAAACACTATTAAGAGTAAAGCAGAAAGCCACGTAGTAAAGCAGGGCTGCCAGCCGTGCCAAGTCAGGTCTAAGCAGGTAGCTATGGATATTATGGCTGTAAAGAAAGCCATAGCTAGGCTAGAGGAAGAAGATAAGGTAAAAATAAAAGAATTATTAAAAACAGAAAAAGTGATCGTAGTCTTCAAAGGCGATAACAACGTAGTGTCAAAGATAGAGTTTTGAAAGCCGGCTATGAGCAAGAAAACTGTAATAATAAGACACAGCAGAGCAGTAGGCGACATATTAGTTATGACGGCTGTTGTCAGAGATATCTACAAAGCATACTCTGATAGGTTTGAGATAGGCGTAGAGACCCCGTTTATGGAGCTCTGGGAAAACAATCCTTACATAATTAAACTAAAAAACAAAAGATTGGGCGCCTCGGTATATACGCTCAGCTATGGTGATGGCATTCAAAAGGCTGGAAAAGAGCCTATTCACTTTCTGCAAGCATTTCACAATGACTTTGAAAAGAAGACTGGCCTTAAGGTGCCGCTCACAGAGCCTAGGCCTGACATACACCTATCAGAAGCAGAGCTAACTAACAGACCAATAAAAGATAGATACTGGGTTGTACTTTCAGGTGGTAAGTCAGACTTCACTACAAAGCACCCTAGATTCTTTGATGTGCAGGACTCCGTAGACGTCTTAAACCAACTAGGGCTTAAGGTGGTTCAAGCCGGAGCCAAGGGAGGCAAGCCCGCCAACATACACAGGACCTTAGCTGGAACCATCGACCTAAGAGGTGAAACCTCAGTACGAGACTTCCTTAAGCTTATTCACCACTCTGACGGAGTTATATGCTCTATCACATTTGCCATGCATGCTGCTGCTGCCCTAGAAAAGCCATGCATTGTACTAGCAGGCGGTAGGGAGGAATGGTGGTGGGAAGGTTATGTAAGGGAAAACCCAGCATTCAAAGGGCTTAATGTAAACGTACCCCATAGGTTCCTGCACACTATGGGGCTGCTAGACTGCTGCCGAGGCCCAAGGGCTTGCTGGAAGAATAAAGTATTAAAGTCAGAAGGTGACAAGTCTTACTGCAGTTACCCACACCTAGAGCCAGAAGGTCAGTCGGTGCCACTGTGTCAGCACATGATAGGCGCTAATCGTATTGTGGAGTCTGCTCTACATTATTACCTTACAGGAGTGTTGCCACCGTTACCGAGCTGGAGTGAGCACAGTATGCTTCCCGCAATAGATAAGCCCGTTACGTTTGTACTACCCGATGGTCGTAAGGTTAATATCTCGGTATCAATCGAAGACAACCTAGCTATTACTAATAAAAGAAGAATAGAAATACCCGTGATTACGAACACCACAAAACATGAGCCCTTACAGGTAAACCTAGTGGAGACGTCTCCACTACCGTCACCGCTAGATAACTCAGAGATAGGTGGTAAGGTAACCTTATGCCTCCTGATGTACGGCGACTACCACGATATGCACAAGCGCTGCCTCCACGCCATAGCCAAGGCCCCTAGAGACAGGCTTGAGATCAGAGTGTACTTAAACCAAGCATGCGCAGCCACTGTCGCTTTGGCCGAAGAAATGCACAAAGGCGGTAGAATCTCTGTTCTTTATAAGTCTGAGACTAATAAGTTTAAATACCCCTGCATGAGAGAGATGTTCCACGATAAGGATAACCCTATTACGACTAAGTG